GCGCCTGATTAACTGCTCACACACATATAATATTGCGCCTATCACGGGATCATTATACGACATCTCCCGATATATTTTTCCTGCCCTGGGCCACTTAAGCTGGGGTAGGAACTCTTCGAATACATGTCCGCCGAACCGATTTAGCCCCGTTGAACCCATCTCTACGAAGCTGGGCAGGTTAACAACGTTGGAATCAACCGCGAGATCTACTTCCTTACGAACCTCTTCTCGAACCCTCGTCGCGAGTTCTCTACTCATAACTATTGACATCTACCTGCCCTCCTTATTACATCCAGACGCTCATTAGGTCGGCTATATGTAACGCAGTAACTAATGTGGATTTATTCATCGCGCTAGATAAAGCTAAGCCGCCTGCATAAGTGCCTGCGCATATGTCGAATCCGAGCATGTGCCACCGTATAGCTAAGATTTCCTCTTCTGTGAGTGGTACACCGTGCTGGAGCAAGATTGTCACACTCTTCTCACCGTGACCTATAGGAAACTGATCATCTACCGCCCATACTTCCGTACGGACCCAGCGACCATCTTCTAACTTTTTGTTTCTCATCTCCCGCTTGTAAAAATTCGCCTTGCATACGTCGTGGAATAGTGCCACCTTCGCTACAGTATTGTCGGGAAATCCTAATAAGTACTGATAATTTAATTGCGCCAGCCGCTTGTAAACATTGAGGGAGTGTTGCAATAATCCCCCTTCATAAGCCTCATGGTACTTGGTGCTTGCAGGGGCCCTAAAGAAGTCAGAATCATCCAAAAAGTTCAAAAATTCGTCTGGCACCTCTGGCGCTAAGGTCTCCAAGGTAGTTAAGAACTCGTCGCGGTTCTGCTGTTTCTTAATTTCAGACCCCTGCATTACCGATAGTCCCCCTCTTTCTCCTTTATCATCTAAAAACAGTTACTTCTACATCTCGGGAGTTGACGTCATCTGCGTCGATATACACCTTATCCTCGGCTTGGTTATAAATTTGCCGAGAAAACGGTCCCGCAATGATGATCTCTCCTGCAGCAAGAGTATACTCCCTCTCGTCGACCTCTAGGTCCCCATCAATCTTCATGGGGGTAGGAATCGTAATCGTGGCTGAACTCTCTGTAACATTAACTAAGAGAATCCTTACTGCCCCATCGTTGTAGAACTCTGCACCATCCTCCGTGATCGCCTCGCCCACTACAGTAGTTCCCTTAGCGTTGACCGAATCAGCATCCACAAGCACTCTAGGCATCTCCTCAACCTCCTTAATAGATAAGTTTTCCAAACTAGAGGACCTCAGCGTTAAGAGAGCTCCAATATGAAGCCTCATCACCTACTCCTATAGGTAGAGCGTCCTCGAAAACCCTAGTCTTTAACATACGAAATGCTCCCGAAAGGGCATCTATTTGGTCGTCATGCATACCCTTAGTAGGGAACACCTCCGCCTCATCCAAGAACGCGCTATTCCACGGCGCCTGTACCAAGAACATGTTCCCGCGCTCTGCCGCCGAACTCGCCGGGTTTGCACGTAGGACCTTAGAACCGGTTTCGCGATTACCGTTAAAAGCGTAGCCCCAGAGAATGTTCCTCGCGTAGTGGTCGATAAGCATTTTACCCGAGCTGCCGGGTTCCTCCTCCGCAAAAATATTCACATTATATCCATCAAGCTGCGCTGTCTGCTTCACTATCTGCTCAGTAGCCTCAGGAGTTCGCCTAAATCTTATGACGTGGAGTATATAGTAAATACCATTTAACATACCTAGTTTGAGACCTACTGTCCAATCTGGATCCTTACTTTTGCTTCGCGTAGGGTCTGTAGCCGCGAAGTCCCAGTACCTAACAATTCTTAACCTCTCCGGAACTGTCTCAGGATCTATTACCCTAAACCACTCGCGCTTAAATAGTTTACCTTCCCCCTTGATATCCCAATTACCGTGACGAAGTCTCGCACGCGTGATGGGATCTAGCTCTTCCAATGAGCGTTCATATTCCTCTTGGTCCAAGTGAGGGTTATCCTCTAACTTGGCAGGGATAAAGGTTCGCCCCTTAAGAGCTCCTTCTATTACGAAACGCTGCTTAACCCATTCTAACCCAGGTCCATCGGGGTTGGATGCGGACCGCATGCGTAAGGGTATATTTTGTCCCTTGAGTTTTCTGAGTCGGGAGAACATGTAAGTGTACTGAGTCATAGTAAATTGCGTAAGCTCGTCAAATCCAATGTATTGAAACTCTGCCGACTGATATCGGTACTTATCATTTTCATGTTCCAGATACCCAAACGTAAGGGTAGCTCCATTGGGAAATACATAAGTTTTCTCTTTTTCTACCCATTTTACCTCGCGGCGATATACATACGGCAGTAGCCACATCTTTGCGCGATCCATCAGAGCACCAGGCAGGGCGAGATCTTGGAATGTACGACGTAAGAGGAGTGCCCTGTATCCTGGGATATCCACATATTGTAGTGCAGCCATCAAGAGCGCGTCGCTCTTGCCACCACCTGCAGCACCTCCATAAAAGCCCTCCAAGTTCTCTAAGAGTAGAAAAGCCGCTTGTTTCGGACTAGGGCTATGTGGGATATATTTTGTTAGGCGTGGCGTAGTAAGCTTCTCGAGCTCCTGCCAGTCGTGGTAGCTCATATTATTGTAATCAAGAAGGGTCGATCCTAATGGGTTCAGTGACCCTTGTGACCCTTGCGGCCCCTGCGCGGGCGGATGTGTTGTCATTGTCGTCGTCGTTGTCACTCCTCTCACCTCCCTCCGTCGATACATCTATGACCTTTGCCTCACTTAGGATCCCTAAGATCTCCTGGATCCTCTGGCCCTTAGTACCATGTGGATTCTCCCCGCTTGCGCCGATCCCCGCTTGGATTTGTGTATTCTGGTTAATTTGTATGAATGAGTTCAGTGCTCCCTGCATGTCCACAGGGCCTGCGTTTGTGCCCGTGCCCGTGCCCGAGCCGGGCTTATCGGGGGATAATCCTAGGGACAGCCTTTCCAACTCTACGGCTGTCTGGAGCCAGCTTAAAGCTGTCTTGGGGTCCAGTTGCTCTAGGTTATCTTCTAGGTAGTCCATGCAGCGATCGAATATGACCCTAGCAGCCTTGGCGTGGGTACCTTCCATACGTTCTACCTCGAAGCTCCTATGTAATTCTATCTGCGCTTTCCGGTAGATGTCGAAAGCCTTGACGCGTACTGCCCAGTGATACATATTACTTATAACTTTAATTACGTTTCTGGAGACGTTAGCTCTCTGAGCAACGATATATAATGAACGCAGCGACTTTATGCTGCGGGGATTTTCAATGTCGTATGAAGCCTCATATCTGGGCTTTCTTTGTGATTGCGATTGTGATTGCGACTGCGCTTCCCTCTCAGCTTGCTCTAGGATTGTCAAGGGCTCCTCTGCAGGTTCGTGCTCGGTGTTGTGTTCGTCGTACTCGGTAGTGGAACCTAACTGCGTTGCGTAGGGCAAGCGAGGGTCTAGGCGGGGGTAGAGCATGTCGCGATAGGCTCTAAACAATGCGTGATATTCTAACGGCTCCCCATCAAGGCGCTCCCAGAAAGGGAGGCCGTCGGGCGTAGTAGCAAAGCCCTCTAAGTAGGATAGGGGCACTAGAGACTCTAACGGCGGCGTTTGCATGAGGGCCTCCAGAGACGTTAGTGAGTGTTTGGAGAGAATGATGTCGGGGTCTATGTAAGCGATGGGTAATCCATCGGAGTTTCTTCCAAGAGAGTCCTGCAGGGCAACAACTTTCTCCGCAGAGGCCTTCATAGCAACCAACTTCGCAGGGGTCCACGCGAATAGCGCTTGCCTCTGCTCCTGCCCAACGTTAGTACCAATGGAATAGTTCCCCAAAACAGTAGCTGAAGTGGATGGCAAGTCACGTTGGATCACTGTGGACCCTCCTTCTATAGATATTCTCTACCTTTATTATACAACACTTTTAAGGGAAAAATCAAGGGTTCTTTGTCGGTATTTCATGTGTCGTATCAAATTTTCCGAGAGGTGAAAAAAGAATAATACGTTGCGCGACCGGGCTGTCGGACCGCGTGGGTCCCGTGAGTTTTGTATGGGACGTTCCCCTTTCAAATTTCAAATCAGGATAGTTTGCTTTATTGATTCGAGTTGTGACAATGTTGCAATAACTGGGATGCCTCTCGCATTCTATGCATATTAGGCAAAAATAAGGAAGGTCCCTAAGAACCTTCCTTATTTGTGCTACAATTAGGAGTTTTTGTACTTTTTAATCACACTGTGCACGAAATTGTAGTTACTGCTGGTTTTAGTCGCAATTTCGTGAACTTTGAATCCTTTGTCATAAAGCTCCCTGAATAGTGCACTCTTTGAAGGTTTTCTCGAAACCTTCCTTATTTCGCCGTCAGTATAGCTATCTGCAACGTTATATGCGAATTGATAGCGAATTTGAAGCAATTTCGCTATAGCGCCTATTTCGAGCTCTAAATCGTATAGACGACGTATTTTCTCCGACTTTGACAACTCTTTGGATGAAACTATCTCCTTAACCTTATTGTCCAACATTTTGACTGGATTCCCCTTTCCATCCTTATTTTTGGTAACTTTGGAAACAACCTTAACTTCCTCCCTATTTTGCGTCATTTTAGATAAACACCTCCTTTCATCCTTATTTGGTAATAACTTGCACTTCCCTCATATATATTATATCACATATTTATATAACTGTCAAACCCTTTTTCGCGATATATCGCGATATATCGCGATTTTACTATAACTACTATATTTTTAATATTCACATAATAAGTATAAGTAATAATATTTTAGCCTGATTGCGGCGCAGATGAGGATGTATACCGACGCTTATTCATATTGTGCCATAACTCGAATATACTTCAACTAAATTTAAGTTTACGCAATTATGCTATAACCTGAATACATGTGAGAGTCTATTCATATTATGCTATAACTTGAATACATGTGAGAGTCTATTCATATTATGCTATAACTTGAATACATGTGAGAGTCTATTCATATTATGCTATAACCTGAATACATGTGAGAGTCTATTCATATTATGCTATAACTCGAATATACTTCAACTAAATTTAAGTTTACGCAATTATGCTATAACCTGAATACATGTGAGAGTCTATTCATATTATGCTATAACTTGAATACATGTGAGAGTCTATTCATATTATGCTAT